AGCACGAGAATCAGCATACCCTTCAATAATACCACGGGAAACAGAACCATTGACATTTATCCCGTTCATGTGAAGCAAACGTTCACCGGGGTTAATAAGAGAAGAACCATCAGAAACAGAATTTGGAAGTACAATCAAACTTGGTTCCCATTCTCCAGCAAGAATAAAATTACCAGAAATATCTACTGGTAGCAGGTTATTAGAAAAACCATTAGCAACATGTTCAACATCCATATGGACTTTAAAATCACGAAACTTGGCTACTGCTGATTCAGCACCGCCATCTTCAACGGCTTCCATCTGCTGTTTATTCCACATACGAAAAGCCTTCTCCCAAGCATTACTTGTAACCCAAGTGTTTTGCAACTTAGAAACAGAAACAGTACCGGGTTGCAAAGAAGAAACTTTGAAACCAGCAACAGCCCAGTTAATACCCTGTCTGTAAAATCGTCGATTAACCAACGATGCAACCTGAGACAAGTCAATATAACTTGTTTCAGTATTACCAACTCCGGGAGAACCGGTAGCAAAAGTCAATGTTTGTACAGCAGGTTGTATCTTACTACCACGGGTAGATTTACGGCGGGCCATAATTACTCTTCTTCGCCAGCGGCTATTAAAGGTTTCATAAGCAGCGATTCATAAACTGCTTTAATTGACCTCCAATGCGTAAAATAGCATTCTGGATCAATAGCACAAATCTCAGCAGGAGATAACCCCATCCGCAGATGGGCAAGTGCTCTTTGTTTCGGAGATACAGCGGTCGCTTTCTCCTTTCGCCATTTTCCAATTTCAGGTAGAACCTTAACTCTGGTGTCCGTTTTACGACAATAATCACGTGCAACCTCACGGCTGCCACGTCGGAAATCCAGATTGGATGGCAATATCTTGTACACCTCTTTCAATCTCTTCGATTGAGCCCATTCGGTGTACGCTTGTATGTGAAGACTCCCCGTGTCTGGACTCCGCTCAATTTGAGCGATTCCATACTTTAAGCCGGGTGCTTCTGTGAGGTTCTCCCAGAAGTCAGTAAAGGCGTCAATAAGTTCCGCTTCATCATCAGTGGCCTCATATCCCATATGTTTAGGCCATACCGTAGAACACCAGTGGCGTTTCTGCTGATTCATTCTTCTTCCTCCTTCTTCCAATGATAATGCATCATATGGGTCGTAAAACGATTCATAAATGATTGAGTGGTACGGCCTTGCCGACGCACAACACATGAACAAAAAGGACATTGTACATGTTCAATCATCTCCAACACCCACAATAGCTGTATCCGCATCGAATACATCTTTGGCTGTTAATCTTCACAATCACTTTCATGCTCTCTGTCACTCGCATGTTAAGTGTTAAAAGGGGGGGGGTAATAATACTAACGCACAAAATGCGCCAGTTGCCCCCCCTGAATCGGCTTCGCCTCACTGATCATGTTCCGGAATAAGCCGGCCCATTATCCAATGGTAATTACTTTGTATAGCCTTCAATTGAGAACCAATACCAATACCAATAAGTGCTGGTACGTTAAAATTAACTCCAGCATCACGAGCATCACGAATAGGCATAAAAGCCACGTGTTTCCACTGTTCATATAAAGTACGGTCCGCTGTCCGAAATTGAGAAGATTTAGGTGCAGATAGTACTCCAGACTTCTCGACTCCCTTCAGAAACTGACGAGCTTCACGATTAGCCTGTGTATGCGCCCTACGCTGTAATGCAGACTGAGGTTGCTGTTGGTTGGCAAACTCCATACCGTCGATAATATAACCACCAATTTCAAAAAAAGAACTCATTCAATCCATTCCTCCAAACATGTGTTACATATACAATGGTCTACCCAATGTTCTGGTACATAAGCAACTGATACATCACCCGACCCACAACGAGGGCAGATTTCAGGTTGCATCAATATCGCTTCCTATACGTACGCTTTTTAGTAGACTTCGCTGCTACCAATTTTTTAGTAGACTTCTGCTTGTTAGTATAACGGTATCGAACCATTTTACCGTTCTTCTTGAAAGTTTTTCCGTAATTATATTTGGCCATTAGAAGCACACTCCTGATGCTTGTGCCAAGATACGGTCGCTAACACCCAAGAGGTGAGCAAGGATAGCAACAGCGAGATATTCTACACGGTTGTTCCTTAAATGTGACAGAATAGAGGCGGCAGAGACCGTATTCTTGACTGTTTCAGCGGCGGCGGTTGTTTCTTTTAGCATAAATATCACATCTCCGTCATAGATTCACACAAATAGCCCCTGTGATTTCCGGGGATTAAGTTTACTTGAATAAGCAAATTAGCATTCTCCGAATCGGGAGTCCAATCTACACGTACAAGACCACAAGGGAAATTTCCACCCTTGAGAGATTGAATACCAACACCAGCACCGGGAACACCAGAATTGGAATAAATCTGGACAAAATCATGCCATTCCAATCCACTAAAGTTCGAATTACCACCGGGATAATTAACTTGGTCATAAGGCAAATCGTCGTTACGATCTGTGGCATTCTCAAGTGATTCGTTGATGTCGTTTCCAACATCAAACATACGAGCCATCCAGTTTTGAGAAGATGCAATATCTGGACTAACAGGGTCAGGACTTTGTGGGTAAGCACGAGAATCAGCATACCCTTCAATAATACCACGGGAAACAGAACCATTGACATTTATCCCGTTCATGTGAAGCAAACGTTCACCGGGGTTAATAAGAGAAGAACCATCAGAAACAGAATT